AACAAGTTTTTGATTAAATTTCTGCCCGCGTTTGATGCTTGGGTCAGCACCAACCTCCATTGTAGAAAGACCCCCGCCGTGAAAGACGTTGAAAGAGCTACTACCAAATACGGCTTTCAATTCGGCGCTGCGCTTGTTGAGCGGTATGCGTCCCATAAAGGCTATGTGGTCGTCGGTGTTAAGACGCCCAAGCAGAGACTTGAAATGACCATCACCCCTTCCGGCTTAATCAGGGTCGGAAAGCCCATCAAGAACTTAGAGAAATAGGCCGCCGTGGCAGCATTAAGTCAGTCTAGGGATGCAAGGGCAATGCGGTTGTGCCGAAAGATCGTCCGTCTACAGGACAGCGATATTGCGGACGCGCTCGCCAAAGTTTCTTGGGCTCTGTTGAATTTATGTGATGCAATAGATCACGGCACGAAAGCACAGATAAAAGAAGCTGTTATCTCTGCTCGTACTACTTTGAAGGAATAGGCCCGCCCATGTCGATCAGTCTAGTCCAACGGCTCCGCTTCGACGCCACAAGATGCGAGGCAACATTTTCCAAGGGCGTCGCCACCAACATCGAGGAAGCCGCCAATGAGATCGAGCGGCTGCGGTCGGCGCTATCTGGACTCGTTCGGGTTTTCGTAAACCCGTATGATGGCGGAGAATTTGAAGCCGGTGAGGTGCCTGAACTTGACGCGGCTCGCGCCGCACTTAGTCAGGAGCAATAGGCCCGCACATGGCCCGTTTATTTATTGCCAGACTGGGACGTGAGCCGGAGCGGCACGGCAGGCGCGGCGTGCATATCCCGCCCACGGTCAGGCAAGTCACAATGGTGCAAGACCGATTGCGGCAGCATCCTGCACGTCACGTCGCAGGTCTCCTACGTGAACTGGATTACGTACTGCAAGGGTCAGAATGGACGGATGACTGCGGAATGAATGGAGTTGCGCGCATCGTTCTGGATAATTGTTCGGTGAACCGTTAAATCATTTTATACCGTTTTGTAGTTCGCTTATTAAAACGGTTATAGGTTTCAATAACGATTGCAATGCCCGCTTTGACCATTTCATTTAAAACGTGTTCGATATCTGCTTTTTTCTTTGACCGAATGCGGTCGCATATAACACCCAGTGTCTCTCCCTCGTCGCCCGCAATCATGTTGGCGATCTTAGACCGCAGGGCCATTAGGGGGTTATCCTTTGCCCGGTCGTTCGATACAACAAGGCGGGTCTTCTCCTCAATGTCTCGCTTGATTAACGCAAACGACCACCGGACGTGTTCTTCGGTTCGTATGCCGCCCGGCACCGCCAAGACCAGCGACACCTTCGACACAAGCTCGTAGGCGCCGAGAGCCAGCGCCTCCAGCCCGGTTATTGATTTCTGTTCTTCGGCCATGTCCTCAAACCATTCCGTAACGGCTTCCAGCATCGCTGCGGCTTTGGCGGTTGTCGGGACAACCGTGCGGTCTCCGTAGTATTCAACGCGGCTGCCGCCGGTCTGGTCGACTTCGCCGTTGAGGAACAACTGCTTGAGCGTCATTTCGAGTGGCATAGGCAACTTGCGCGGTTTGAACTTCTTCTTGGCGCGCGGAACAGTTTCGCGTTCGTTGAATATCAGGGATCTACCGATAAACCCGTTCGTGGCGGACTGGTAATCGACCATGACATCGAAGTTGACCGGCGTCGTAAACCCAATCAGCGACAGGAATGGCTTTTCCAGGCCGTTGTCGATCGACTGTAGTTGTTGATATGTCGCGGCAAGGCGCGCCTCTAAGCCGCGGGTTGCCTTGCCCTCTTCGAGTTGCTTTTCGATCTGCTGGGCTTCCTGCCGGATCATGCGGCGGGTTTCTTCTTTCAAGTCGCCAGTCAGAAGCATGAACCCGTTGGCTTTTGAATAGGCCGACATGAGAATGCCGGGCACGCCGTCGAGGTATATGGCCCCGCCCTTGGTCTGGGCGTTTTTGATCTTGCCGAGCAGGTGGGCGATTTCATCAACGACGTAGTATGAAGCTTGGTGGCGCGTGAGGTTCCGCATTAGTTCTTGTTCGGACTTGATCGAACCGTGCGTGGCAATGTGAATGCCGACCGCCTTGTGCAATTCTGTTATTGATTGAAGGATTGCCTCTTTGCCGGTGCGTGATCCGGCGACGCAGAACATGAACAGATTGCCGGTGACGCCATCGAGGTCGTCGGTGTATCGTAGCCCTATGATGTTGCCCATGGCGGTTATGGCACCGGCAACGGCGAGGTGTTCGCGCGGCCTGCGGCATTGATCATTGATCCACTCGGCGACGGTGCCGACAAAGCCCGGCGGTCGCTTGAGGTCAATGTCGGATATGTCGAACGGCAGGCCGCTGACTACTTCCTCGCTGTAATCAACAGTGGGCGTAAACTCTACCGATTGTTTCCAACCGTTCTGCTCGGCGTAGTGGACGAGCGTGCCAAGCGTAACGGGGTTTGCCGACTTGCCGAATGAGTGCCAGCGACGCTCTAACTTGTCGCGGCCCGGATATTTCGTGCCACCGTTGGACCACTTGTCCCATATCTCGAATGCGGTGCCGCCGGATGCGTGGTGCGCGGCCATGCCGCAGCGGACCCACGTTTCGTGGTCGGTGTCCGGGTCAATAACCGCCAGCATTTCGGCGATGTCGGCGTGCGCCACGTCGATGTGGGACCCGTCCGCTAATTCAGCGCGGTGACGTTCGGGCTTGCGCAGCAGGTCGATTAGTTCTGGTGGCGCGTCGTCAATGTCGGCTGGTGTGCCTACGACGGCAACATAGTGTTTGCCGCTGGCGTGCAACGAACCGGGGCCGACAACGTAGCCTGACGATTTGAAATCAACGCCGGGGAAGTCTGCATGGTGCTGCAGCAGCGCAACGCCTTCGGGGATTTTGAAATATAAGTGCTTTGATCCGCCGCCCGATCCGGTTTCAACAATTAGGCCAGCGCCTGCTATCGCGGGGATTTTCTCAACAAGGGTTGCGTATGATTCAACGCCGCCATTACGCGCATCGACATCGATCACTAACAGGCCCCGTACGACGATGCCGTAGCCGGTGGCAAGATGGCCGGTTTCTTTCTCCAAAGTGTTAAATTGATCTTCAGCCCAATGCGGCGTGTTCTGCCATTTTGACGACCGTGGATGCTTCAGGATTGCCGTGCAAGACGGCAGCCCGCAGTCGCATTGGCCGTCCTTCGTGACGCCATGCAAGCCAAATACGCGGTGGCCCGCCTCCCAAAACGCGCGTGCGGTCATGGGTTAATTCCGGCTGAGATAGTCGGAAAGAACCTTTACCGTTTCATATTTCGCCCCGGTCTCGCCATCGGCGATGGCCTTGACGGTGGGGTAAGATAGGCCGCAGGCGTCGGCAACAACGCCAATTCGGCGGTCCTTGAGCGCGTCGCGGACCTGCTCGATGGTCATGATACTGGGCTGATTCATAAATTAGGCCTTTATTCAATCAAACTACACCTTGACAATATAAAGCAGGACCAATAATGTCAACCCCGTTAGCAAAGAGGAGAAGCTAAAATGAGCGTCATTTCAACGATTGGAAAACCCTCCGATCGACCGGTCATCGTCACCATCACGGGTGACTCTGGCGTCGGCAAAACTAGCCTCGCCGCAACCTTCCCAAAGCCTATTTTTATTCGAGCAGAAGATGGCCTCCAGGCCATCCCTGAATCAACGCGCCCAGACGCATTCCCACTTTTAACGTCTCCCGACGAGCTCTGGGAGCAATTAAAGGCTCTGATCCATGATGACCACGAATATAAAACGCTGGTCATTGACAGCGTTAGCGCATTGGAAAGGCTTTTCGTCCAGAGCGTCGTTGATAGCGATCCAAAAAAGCCAAAGGGCATTCAGCAAGCTCATGGCGGTTATGGCGCGGGTCGGGAACAAGTTGCGACGATGCACGCTCGCGTTCGTAAGGCTGCTGGATTACTGGGCGAGCGTCGCGGCATGCACGCGGTGTTTGTGGCTCATGCCGACACGTCGCGGCTTGAGCCGCCGGATGGCGATCCGTATATGCGCTACACGCTTCGCCTTCACGAAAAAAGCATGCCGTCTTATGTCGATGATGTTGATCTGGTTGGTTTTCTCAAGCTGGAAACATTCACGATGGGTGAAGGCGAGCGCAAGAAAGCTATTTCTGACGGCACTCGTGTTCTTGTTACTCATGCGACTGCTGCTTCGGTCAGCAAGAACCGGTTTGGTATCACGGAGCCGATCACGGTTTCGCCCGGCGTTAACCCGCTTACGCCGTTTATTCCGTCTTTGAGGAGCTAAAAACATGTCATCATTCTGGGAACTTTCGACGGGCGATACAGCTAAGAGCGACGGCGAATATGAAGTAGGAGGGGGAAACTTCGATCTAATTCCTGAAAAGACGCAATGCCTCGCCGTAATCGACGAAGCAAAGTGGGATGACAAGGAAGGTGCCCGTTTCATATCATTGCGTTGGTCGGTATTGGCGCCGGACGTATATAAAAACCGGAAGATATATCATAAGCTTTGGGTGGCAGACGCCGACCCAATGGCGAAAGACCCCGACAAGAAGCGGGATAAGGCCAAATTGATGCTGGCGGCAATCGACGGTAACGCCGGCAAGAAGTTGTTTGCATCACAGGATGAGCCGACCGATCAAACCCTTACTGATTGCCTTTGCCTGAAGCCCATGCAGATCATGATTATGCAGTGGGCGATTAAGGATGCAACAGGTACAGAAAAGAAGGGCAACTGGATTGGCGCGGTATCGTCCAAGGGGGGCAGTGCAGCAGCTACTGCACCTTCAAAAAAACCCATTATAGACGACGATATTCCGTTCTGACGAATAAGAGCGGCGCGTGTAACAACGCGCCGTTTTCTGTGCAAGGCGCGGCATGGCGTGGCGGGGCAGGGCGGGGCGAGGCAAGGCAAGCAAATTGTAGCTTAGGGGGCTGTCTTTCGGGGCAGCCCCACGAGGTACAATAAGTACTACACGGCGCGGCCGGGCATGGCGCGGCGAGGCACGGCGGGGCAAGGCAAGGCAAGCAAAAGGGAAAAGTTATGAAACCGTCAAACGTAAAAATCAATCGGCACACTGACATAATCAAACGGGAGGTCGTACTGTGCGGGCTAAAGGACATCATGTTCGACCGGTACGCGGGGGACAACAAGACACAACTGGAGCCGCACCAGAAACTATATTTGAAACCGGCAGAAGGGTTGCCCATTATTGGCATTCCGGCGGCGAACATCATGTCGTTCTTGTCGGCACACAACACCAATTCGGCTCCCAAGAGATTGCGGGACAAACGCCAATACAAGGACATCGCAAACGCGTGCCTAAGCTTCCTTGATATCGACGAGACATTTATTCCGTTATTGCGGAATGGCGAGCCAATTCGTTTTGGGGTGTTTAAGGAAGACCGCGATGCGGATAGCAGCGCGTACATTCATCGTTCTGTAGCGCGCCTCGACAAAGGCATCCCGAATCCAAAAGTTCGTCCAGTTATTCCAACTCCGTGGGAGATAAAGTTTCATTTGACGTTGTCACCCACAAAAGAAATCCAAGAACAAGAAATCCTCAACTTGTTTGAAGAGGGTGGTCGCGCCCTTGGGTTGGGCACCTTTCGAGGCGTTTTTGGCAAATTCTACGTAAAATCTTGGGAATAGGTT